AATGCAAACCACCAATTTGTACTGCTAATGGAGCATGTCCAGAAGATTTAGCGTCACAAGAAAAGGTGGAGGGAACACAAAATGGCTAAAGAAAGATTAACTCCTCAAGAGTTAGATGCAAGACTTAAATTTATTCTAGGTATTACATTAGGATCAATTTTATTTATAACAGCAACAGGTATTATGTATGCCCTGATTTTTGTTACACAACCAATTACAGGACAATCTGAAAATGATAAAATGTTTTTTAACGTCCTTGGCTCAGTAGCAACATTTATTACTGGAACACTAGCAGGATTATTAATTGGTCAGTCTGGTGCTAAAGATGTTATGGCAGCACAACTTGCTAACAAAGAAATGGATTCTAAAAATACATTAGCAGATAAAAAATTAGAAGCAGAAATTGATGAAGCAAAAGCACGTAGACTTGCTAAACCAGATGGTGCAATGCCAGAAGAACAACCAGTAGATACTAGTTGGGATAAATAATTGAACCACGATCACCCTACAATAACAGCAGGGTCTCCAATTACTGAAATGGAGATTATGTGGTTTTTAATGATTATTATGTTTGGATGGAATTTATACATGGCTTGGCAGCACAATAAGTTAAATAAAAAAGTTGATTGTTCTTGTAAGGAGAAAAAGTAATGGCAGAGCAGGGTACAGCAGAAAAATTAGTTGAAGTAGCACTAGCAGAAGTAGGAACCATAGAAGGTCCTAAAGATAACGAGACAAAGTATGGAGCGTACACCAAGGCTAATTTTCAACCTTGGTGTGGATCATTTGTTAACTGGTGTGCAAACGAAGCAGGAGTAAAAGTTCCTAATACTGTTTATACTCCAGGTGGTGCAGCAGCATTTAAAAAGAAAAACGCATGGATTGATGGAGATGTTGCAGATCCTGAGCCAGGAGATATTGCTTATTTTGATTTTCCCTCAGATGGCGTTGATCGTATATCTCATGTCGGAATTGTCGTTAAAGATAATGGCGATGGCACAGTTTGGTGCGTTGAAGGCAATACTTCTGGAGATGCAAAAGGAAGCCAAAGAAATGGTGGAGAGGTTTGTAAAAAACTTCGTGGGTTTAAGAAAAATAAAAAAAATGTAATGATTTCTATTGTAGGGTTTGGTAGACCTAAGTTTGGCTCTGCCCCTGCAGGTACCACTAAAAAATCTGAAAATAAATCTAAAACATGTTCAGAATGTGGACAAACCATTAAATAAGGGTGTTTGACTAAATAAAAACGATTTGATATACTGTATAAAGTGTATTAGGGAGTGGTATGACTTGTGTTGCCGTAGTTCGTAAAGAAAGTAAAATTTATATGGCTGCAGATCGTGGAGCCTCAGATGATGATACTATTTTAACTTTAACTACCCCCAAAATATGGAAAATAGGACCATATTTAATTGGATATGCTGGTTCTATGGATGGTGAAAGAATGAGATATAACTTTAATCCATATGTTCCAGATATAAAAAATTTAGATAAATTTATGCAAACTAAGTTTATTAAACAACTTAGAACATTTTATAATGATTGGTGGGTAGACACTTCTAAAGATGCTGATCTTGGATTAATAATTTGTATTAAAGGTCAAATATATGAACATAATGCTATAGATATGTCTTTATCTAAGTATGCATTAGATTATTTAGCAATGGGAACTGGTGCTCAATATGCTTATGGCTATTTATCTGCCACAGAAAAATCTAAAGATCCTAGAAAAAGAGTAGTTGGTGCAGTTAATGCAGCAATAAAATTTAGTCCTTCGTGCGAAGGGCCAGTTGACGTAATTAGCATTTAGGTATATACTTATATATAAGTTAGTAAACAAAAGGAGAAAAATGAAAAAGTTAGTGGGGTTATTAATAGTTGTATTTACTGCTGCATTTTTGCCAGCGGTACAGGCAAATGAAAAGCCAACAATTGCAATTATTGATACAGCAATTGATACAACAAAAATAAAAGTTTTACATGAGGTTTGTATAATGCAAGAATTGCGTTGTCCAAACAAACAAACATTTATGGAAGGTCCAGGAGCAGCATCTCTTCCAGCAAATCAAATATCTAGAAATGGATTTAATCATGGAACAATAATGACAACAATTGCTTCTGCAGTAGGTCGTGATGTTAATATTGTTTTTATAAGAATTGTTCCTATGACTAATACTGGTCGTCAAGGATATTATGATCATAATGATTTAACTGGAGCATTAAAATGGGTAACTGCTAATAAAACAAAATTTAATATTGTTGCAGTTTCCGCATCAATGGGTAGCCATAAACTTGGTACTGGAACTTCATATTGTCCAGTTAGAGATGATTTAAAAAATACAATAACTAATTTACAAAGTTTAGGTGTTGCAACAATATTTGCTGTTGGCAACAACTATGATACACAACGTGTAGATTTCCCAGCATGTATTTTAGAATCTGTTGCAGTAGGCTCTGTTAATGAACGTGGGAATATAGAAAATTATAGCAATGGTGGTCTAGAGTTAGATTTTTATGCTCTTGGAACGTATAATACTTCTTTAGGCAGAGTTGTGGGAACATCTGCTGCTACCGCTGCTTTTGCTGCTTATTGGGCTAAAAACTATAAGGGCAGTTATCAAGCAACATATGATTACATGAAGTCTATTTCTAAACCTACTGAAGGCAATGGTATTAAAACAAATACTTTTGTAGATATTTTAAGTTAATGGTATAATAGTTAGTGCACCTGCCAAATGGGGGTGCACTAAACTAACTCGCTGAAAAGGAGAAAAAATGGTAAGTTCGTTTGCATTGGATCTTTTTAAAGATCCTTTTTTTATTGGTTTCAACCGTGAGTTGGACCGTTTTAATACAGTACATAATTTAGCAACACGTCAGGCGTATCCGCCATATGACTTGATAAAGGTTGATGAAGATACATATAAGTTATCTTTGGCTGTTGCTGGATTTGATGAAAAAAATCTTAATGTTTCAGTAGATAATGGAACATTAATTATTAAGGGTGAGACTGTTGATACAGAAGAGGGAGAGGTTGTTCATAAAGGAATTGCTTCTCGTAAATTTACTCGTACATTTGACTTAAGTGAATATATGGAGGTAACTGGCGCAGAAGTTTGTTGCGGTATGTTAAATATCAACATTGATCGTATTATTCCAGAGGAAAAAAAACCAAAAGAAATTGCTATCAAAGTTACAAAAAAATAAAATTGTATTGACAACATAAGTTGTAAATGCTATACTTAATATGTACCAATAAGGCAGTCTTTTTCCTTTCTCTTCTGCCTTAAAGGTTAAAACACCTGAGCATGTGTATAAACTGCTCATTAAAATAAAGGAGCAAGAGTGCCAAAATATGATTACAGGTGTGAAACTTGTTCATCTATTGTTGAGTTTGAACGTAGCATAGGAGACAACACAGAACCAATATGCTGTTCAAAATCAATGTCTAGGCTTTGGGGGTCTTCTCCAACTGTAATTTTTAATGGTTCTGGTTTTTATTCAACAGATAATAGAAAGTAGCGATATAATTATATTATGAAATCAATTCTTAAAGATCACCCAAGTGTGAAGCCAAAACAATGGAAATTAAAAGACGCTGATAGGTGTGATAAGTGTGGCGCAAGAGCATATGTATTGATAAAAGGATCTACAGGAGAACTTTTATTTTGTAATCATCACTATGAAAAAATAATGAATAATCCAAATTCTTATACTAAAATGATGACTTTTATGCTTGAAGTAACTGATGAAAGAGAAAAATTAACAGAAAACAAGGCGATAGGAGCAATATAGTGTATGAGTATTATGTAAGAGAAGTAAAGAATGTCGTTGATGGAGACACTATTGACGTTATTATTGATTTAGGGTTTAATATTTTATTTTCATCCCGTGTCCGTTTGGCTGGTATTGATACACCAGAGTCACGCACAACTGATAAGGCTGAGAAGGCTTTAGGTCTTGAGGCTAAAGAATACTTAAAGAAACAATTAAAAGATGCAAAGCCTGTAGTTATTCGTACAGAAAAAATGAATTCATCAGAAAAATATGGTCGTATTCTTGGCTGGGTATATGTAAATGGAGAATCTGAATCATTAAATAATAAAATGATTAATGATGGCTATGCTTGGGAATACCTTGGCGAAACAAAAATTAAGGACTTTGAAGTATTAAAAAAGGCTAGGGCAAAGTCTGGCAAATGAAAACTGTTTTTTATTTTACAGCAGATTGGTGTCAGCCCTGTAAAAAGGTAAAGCCTATTGTTGAAGATATGAAAAAAGAAGGTTTTCAATTTCAGATGGTAGATGCTGACTATGAACAACTTTTAGTTAAACGATTTGAAGTCAAGTCAATTCCTACGTTTATTTTAATAGAAAATAATGAAGAAGTTAGCCGTATTAGTGGAGTTAAAACTAGAGAAGAGTTAGAAAGTTTTATCAAAAATGAAAAAAGATAATGATGAAATAGAAAAATTAATTTTGGCTGGCGGTATTCAGGTTGCAGGGGTAGACGAAAAGGGTGATTTATTATTTCAATTTACCCCAAAAATGAAAAATATAAACAAAGATCTTTTTGATGAGCATTTAAATTTTGTAAATTCTGAGGTAATGAAACTTTGGGAGGCTGGGTTTGTTAATATAGACCTATTTGCTTCTGAGCCTATAGTTACCTTAACTCCTAAAGCCTTTTTGCCAGACGCCATTTCAAGCCTAACTCAGCAGCAAAAATGGTCATTAGAAGAAATAAAAAGAATCTTAAAACAAAAAGAAGTCTGATATAATTTTAGTATGCCATACCGTGTAGGAGCAAGAGGCTCATTTGGTTGTTCAGGATACCCTGCATTAAAAGTGGGTACAAATGAAGTAATGGGCTGTCATAAAACTCGTAGAGAAGCAGCAGCACAAATTTATGCAATTAATCGTTCTGAAGGTAACATAGGGAAAAATATGGAACCAATTAAAGAAGGCGATTTTGTTATGGGGGCAACTACAGAAGGACTTATTCATGGCATGGTAGAACACATTATGACAGAAGGTGGAACTCTGGGAACTCCTGGAACTAGATATGCGCTTGAATCAATGCCACCAGAAAATCCTGCGATGTCTGTTAGAATTTATAAAGAAGAAGACAATGGCTGGGAACCAACTGCTTATAGCATTGGTATGATGTATGCTGATGCACAAAAAATAGATATTAATACACATAACATGGATGCAGAAGAAACAATGAAATCTTATCATTCAGATAATGAAGATGAAGACAAATGGGATAATATAACTAAAGCATGTTGGGTGGGATATGAACAACAAGGAATGAAAGAAAAAGATGGACGTATGGTTCCTAATTGTGTTCCTGTTGGTAAATCACAAGATGTAGAAAAAGCAAAAAGTGTATCTGTTGGAGATCATGTTACTTTTGGAGTTCCAAAACCGCCAGATAAAACAGAATCTGCACATGGAGTTGTAGAAAGAGTAGAACGTTCTGGCAAGGTTAAACTTCCTGGAACTAATGAAACTGTAGAAGCATCTTCAGATAATCCAGTAGCGGTTGTTAGAGTATATGCTACTAATGAAAATGGCAAAAGAACAAGAACTGATAGACGTGTTGTAAAACCATTTAGTTCTTTAAGAATTAACTCTGAACCAATTGATAATCAAAAAATGTATGATGAAAAAGAAATGGAAAAAGTTTCTTCAGCAAGATTGCAAGAACTTGCAGATGCATACAATAAAAACAAAGAAGGAGACAGTAGAATTACTGTTGCAGCCTTAAGACAGGTATATAACCGTGGTATTGGAGCATACAGAACTAATCCATCTTCAGTTCGTGGAAGTGTATCTAGTGCAGAACAGTGGGCTATGGGAAGAGTAAATGCTTTTATGGCAGGGCTTCGTGGTAGATTCCCAAGAAAACCTTTTGATCTAGACCTATTTCCAAAAGGTCATCCAAGATCAACTAAAAAATATTTGTTTGAAGGGTTTGCAGCAGAAGTAGAAAAACCAACTAGAGTTGTAAAACTATTTGCTGACTCTAAAGAAATTAATAAAGACATAGATGGATGGGGCGGATCAATTTTTGATTTAAATCCGTTTATAAAATAATGGCTAATAGATCATCTGGTTCTTATTATTCAAATCATAGTTTTAATCCAATTCAAATTAAAAATGGCATGGTTGTTCGAATTGGCAAAGATGGCAGAATTAGAGAAACACTAGGAAGATATGGAGAATATAAAAAAGATGGCAAGAAATAAAATAGTACAGCCTTCAGATATTTATAAGGCTGAAACATATACGCCAACAGCAGGAATGAAATCTGCAGCAAGTCGTGCATTGCGTTGGAAAAAAGAAGGTAAAGCAAAAGGTGCTGGTACTCCAATAGGCTGGGGTAGAGCAACAGATATAGTTGCTGGTAGAGGAATGTCTCTTAGTACTGTCAAAAGAATGTACTCATTTTTTTCTCGTCATGAAGTTGACAAAAAAGGAAAAGACTTTTATAATAGTAGTAACCCTTCAAATGGTCGCATTATGTGGGATGCATGGGGTGGGGATGCGGGATTTTCTTGGTCCCGTAAAATTGTACAACGTGAAAAGAATAGAGCAGAAAAGGTTTGGCAAGGCAGCGCATTTAGTCGTTAGGGGAAACGGTGGATAACTTAGATATTGAAGAATTAAAACAGTTGTTGTCTTTTTATAGACAAAGAACAAACGATTTAGAGTTTTCTAATTTACAATGGCAATTAAAATATAATAAAGTTGCAGCATCTAAGTCTGAATCAATTCCAGCAACTAAGGTTACAAAAACAAAATCTGAATAACAAAAAATGGAAAATATTTTTTTGGGATTTTTAATATTTGTTTTTATTGTTTTATTTTTTTTTATTACTCTTGCATGGATAAAATATAGAACAATAAAAAGAATAAAAAAGGTTATTCATAGGCAAAGTGATAATCATATTTTTTTAAAAGAGTTTTTTAATAGAAATACAAAATCAAAACTAAAACTTTCTCAATTAGAAAAAAGAAAAGAAAAATTAAAATTAAAAGTTATATTTACGGAAGAAAATAAAGCATATTGGGTGGATAATAATATTTTTTATGTCTCAGAAATAATTAATGGAAGACCTGACTTTGAAAATGCTGAAAAAATAGATACTGAAAATATGTCTAAAAATGAACTTGACAAAATGCTTTTTATACTGGATAATTTAAGAAGGGGTGATAAGAATGAACGTGGTAGTTCAGGGAACTAAACAGTTTGATGAATATAATATTTTTTTACGTGCTATGGGCGTAGCGCTATCAAACATGCAGGAAAACGATTTAGAATTCAATGTTTATTCTGTAGGCCCTGTAAAAATTAACTCTATGGTTTCAGAATTTTGTAATCTTTCAGAAAGAGGAATGAAATCTAGAGGAAAAAAAATAAGATATTACAAAGTTCCATTTGATTGGGTAGAAGAAAATATGCAACATATGGATTATTTTGTTTTTGTTTGTAAACCAAAAGAACAACTATCAAAGTTATTTGCTAATGCTGAATTACAAAATAAAGAAATAGGAGTGTTTAGATATTAATATGTCAAAACAAGATCCAAGATTTTTTTGTTATAAAGAAGAATATTTTGGTGGCACAGAATATATGGCTAGATATTTTCATAAAAATGTAGCACCATATGTACCACAATTAAAAAAATATAATTGTTTTGTTCTTCCAGGACAAACAGACAGACCATATTTTGAAATGATGTATGAAGAAAAAGAAATTATTATTTGGCTTCATAATCTTGTAGATCAGTTTGGCTATCAACTTTATCATGTTTTTACAGATAAAAGATTTTTAAATAAAATAAAATATATAATTACAGTTTCTGAATATCATAGACAAGATGTAATTAATAAAACTGGTATAGATCCAGAAAAAGTAATTGTAATATATAATGCTATTAGTCCTATTGAAAATAATTTGTCAAGATTTGAAAATGTTAAGGTTCCAGAACTAATTTATACTTCATCTCCAGGAAGAGGATTAGAAATTGGTTTAACTGCCTTATCCAGATTAGATCTTAATTTTAGATTAAATATTTTTAATGAAATAGTGCCAGATTTAATTAAAATTGATAATAATAATAAAAAAATATTAGAAGATCCTAGATTTTTTTTCTATGGTAAAACACCTCATAAAACAGTTCTAGATCATATGTCACGTTCGCATATATTTATGCATACTAGTAATTGGCATGAAACTTTTTGTATATCTTTAGCAGAAGGATTAAGTGCTAATTGTTTATCTGTTTACAGTACCTTTGGATCTTTAAAAGAAATTGGTTCTGGTTTTGGAGTGCCTTATGATATAGAAAATGAAAAAGATGATGAAAAACATGTAAAAATTTTTTCAGAAAAAATTGTAAAAGCAATTGAAACAATAAAAAATAATGAATTTAATCCAGGGAATCAAGCAGAAGTTATTAATAATAAATTTTCTTGGGATGTATTTAGTAATGCTTGGATTAATTTTTACGAAGAGAGAATATAAATGATAATTAAAAAACTAGAAGTTATGGAAAAAATAGTTTCCAAAAATAAAGGTTTGTGTTGGATCGGCTGGGATGTTGCTGACAGACGTCGTACGGAGGCTGGCAGAACTGCTATTAACGGTGTTAGGGTCGATGGTCAATGGTACGTCCAGACAATTTATCCACTTACTAACAACGGATGGGATTTACCGAACAAGTTTAGGATGTAAACATGAAGCAGCATCTTTGGAAAGACGAGGCTTTATGTTTAGGATCAGATACTAATGTATTTTTTGATACTTATGAAGAAAAACCAGAGACAAGAGAATTTATAGATTCTTTATGTCGTACATGTCCAGTTGCAAGAAAATGTTTTGCTGTTGGTGTATCTGGTAAAGAGTGGGGTATTTGGGGCGGAATATATCTTGAAGATGGTGAAATATCAAAAGAATTTAATAATCATAAGACTAAACAAGACTGGTCTTATACTTGGCAAGCATTAACAATGGAATAATAATGTATACAGACAATATGCGTAAGGCTTTTAGATCTATACCCGCTCCTAAAAACTTTGTTATTTCTCTTATTGACAATGAGCATTTCCTTACGATAAAATTAGATGAGAGGTCGTTTTTGCCATTAACGCATGACGAAAAAATACAAGCGGTGAAATATGTTACCCTTGTAAAGAAGGCATTAGAGATGGAGGGTGCTGTTGTGTTAGTTACACGAGAGCCATTAAAATAATGCAAACATTTTTACCACATACCAATGCAGATAAAGTTGCCCGTGTTTTAGATAATAAAAGATTAAATAAACAAATTTTAGAAGGTTATCAAATTTTAAATATACTTTCTGGCACATCTAAAAGTAATGCTTGGAAAAATCATCCAGCAGTATTAATGTGGAAAAGTTACGAAAAAGGTTTATGGGATTATATTCAATCAATGATAATAGAAGCCAAGTTTCGTAATATTAGAACAGAAAATAATGAAAATAATCTTAACAATCTTAAAAAACAATCTTGGAAAAATTGGGGTCAAGTAAAACCAGATTTCTGGCAAGACCATACCAAGGTAATGAAAATCATTACTACTCATAGAGCAAATCTTTTTAAAAAAGATTCTTTATATTATGCTGAATATGAGTACGCAATCAATAGTCCATATAATATACCTTGCTGTTCTGAGCGTAAAATACCATGTCAATACTATTGGGTAACTCACGAAACTAGAGTACAATAGAACTATGGAGATTTTAGCAGTAGTACTGGGTTTATTTACAATTTCTTTTGCTGTAGCATATGTTTCAGCAATATATAAAATAAAAAAAATGACAGAGGCTTTAACAGAACTTTTATTATCTAGAGCCGAATTAGAAGAGGCGTATAATAATTTTTCAACTATCAAAAACTCTCTTAGTGAGACCGACATACATACAAAAAACTTTATTAAATTTCTTTCTGAATCTCGTAATTGGGCTTTTGAATATATAGAAAATGTTCAAAATGGAATTAAAAAATTTATGATTGAAGTTAGTCCACAAATTGAATATTTTAATAAACAAAATAATTCAATTGACGAAAATTTACAAGTTTCAGAATTTACAATAAAAAAAATTTCAAAAGAAATTGAAGAGTTAAAAAAATTTTTACCAGAGGAAAATAATGATAGACGCTAGGGGAATACCAACTTGTAATTGTCCAAATTGTGGTGGTAATTTATTTAGGGCCTTAGTTTCGTTTGATCCACAAACATATACAATAGGAATGTATCATTTAGATATTCAATGTAATACTTGTGGGGCATATGCTACTGCTCCAACACCGTTAGATAATCCAAAAGAAGCGGAAGATAATTTATGAAAGAAATAATTTTATCACTAATAACAGGTTTTGGATGTGGCATTATATTTGCTGCATTCAAATTGCCAGTTCCAGCCCCGCCAGTATTTGCTGGTGTAGCAGGAATTATAGGGCTTTGGGCTGGCTATGCTATACTAGTTAAAGTCACATCCTAGGAGGATAAAAATGACACAAAAAGAAATTAAATCAATGCTAGCGTCATATGGACGTTCAGTAGTTGGTGCAGCATCAGCACTTTACGTTGCAGGTGTAACAGATCCAAAAGATTTGTGGGCAGCATTAGTTGGAGCAATTATTCCAGTTGCAGCACGTGCAATTAATCCAAACGATCCAGCATTTGGTCGTTTACCAGCAGCAAGCGCTGTTGCAGATGCACTTAGCAAGGCTAAAGCAGTAAAGAAAAAGGCTGCTAAGTAATAAACAGCCTTAGTAAAAATAAGCGGGCTTAGAAATAGGCCCGCTTTTTACATTAAAGAATCAAATAATTCTAGATACTTATCTTTAAGAACTTCTGGAGAAAAGTTTTCAATACCTATATCTAATGCTTGTTTTTTTACTACTAACTTATCTTTTTTTCTCATACTTATATAGTTATCTATAAATTTTGCTAATTGAATTGGGTCACCTTCATAAATATCAATAATAGATTTAGCCTTAAATTGACCAATTTGTTTTGCATCTATTAACCACTGGTTTGGCAATATGGTGTTGTTAGGAGAAAGGTTTGTCATAAATACTGGAAGTCCACTAATTAAAGCCTCATTCATAGGAAGGCATAATCCAGCATACCTTCTTGGTAAAATCATGGCATCATAACCAACATATAAATCTTGTCTATTTTTAACATTTTGTTCACGGATTGAAAGTCTAGGGTCTTTTGGTTTGTTTTCAAATTCCGTTTGAGAAGTTACAACTAAATTATAATCTTCTTTTGAGTACCTAAGCATTTGTAATACTGTATCTGTACCATTCCTATCTCTTGCCGCTCTTTTACC